TATTGTTTACAATAGTACTAATATTTCATATAATTGTCTCTATATAGTAAATGGAGAATAAACAATGAAAGAACTTACATATAAAGAGGTATACGATACTCTTTCTGTAATTGATCTAACAGGTAAAACTGAAGTAAAGAATGGTTTTACTTATCTAGCCAATGCTCATGGTATAGCTATCATGAACGAGCATTACCCACAACATCATGTTACATGGGGATTACCTAAGACTTTTGAAGATGGTACAGTAGAAATCTATTGCAAGGTTACTATTGATAATCTTTATAAAGAGATTTGGTATCCTGTGACTAACTATGCCAATAAACCAATACCTAACCCAAACTGTTTTGATATGAATAGTGCGAAAATGAGAGCATTAATGAAGTGTTTTGCTCTTGGTTTTGGTTTGGGTATCCAGATATTTAAGAATGGAGAGACTAGACCAGAGGGTGTTGAGCCAGAAATCAAAGATAAAGCTATTAAAAAGATAGCTGATTCAAAAGATAAGGCAAAAGCAGTAGAAAAAGCAATCAAAAATGGAGAGGTAAATGACAGCACAGATGAAATCGAACTCGGACTTGCAATTGAAAAGATACAATCTGCGTAGCTCATCAGCTATGAACTATTGTTTTGGTTTGTATACTAAGCGATCTAAAATGCTTGAAAACGATTTAAATGGTGTTGTCGAGCCAATAGATCCTTTCATGCAGAAGTATGTGGATTTTGGCAATAAACATGAAAAATCTGGTGTAGCCAAGTGGATTCTTATGAACAAGAAAATGCCACAAGATATACTAGATAACCAAAAGAACTATGTAATTGAAAACTTCCTAAACCTAAAAGGAGATACAGTCGTTGATTTAAGCTGTACTCCAGACGGAATCTCAGGAGATACTTTGTTGGAAATAAAATGTGGAAAACTAGGGGAAAGACCATATACCTCTAAAGAAATCACAAGATATTATCCACAAATATACCTACAACAGTACATTTTAAACAGTTTAGGGGTGGAAATTAACCAAACACACTTAGTCTCTTGGTCTTTAAATGGCACTAGAGTATGGGAATTTAAGCGAAATGTAGAGTTTGAAATCTTTATGCTCAGTCTCTTAGAAGAATATTCTATGGCACTTCTAAGTCAGGGAGAACTTAGAGATAAGCCAGAGAAGTACACAGGCGATTATGATATTAAATTAATCTATGGAGATGAATAATGGTAGAAAAAAAAGATAAGAAGTTTAGTGAGGGTTTGTATTTTAATGAATCAGACAAAGATTTTATTGAAATGAGAATCGGAATAAACAAGAAACAGTTAGCAGTATGGCTAAAAAAGGAGTTAGGCAATCCAGATGAATGGATAAATGTAGATGTTAAAAGATCAAGCAGTAATCCAAGCAAACTCTATGGAGAAGTAAATACATACAATCCAAAAGACAAGCTAGGTAGCCAAGATAAGAAAAATATTAACGACATTGAAGCAATATTCAATGATGATACACCACCATTCTAGGAGAGAAATATGGAAAAAAAACAATCATGGGCTCAGAAAAATCCAGAAAGGATAAAGGAACACAAGAAACGATATTATCAAAAAAATTTGGAAGAAGCTAAGAGACGGTCCAAAATTCAAAATTTGAGGGGTAAAATTGCCTACAATATGCTCTCAGATAGCGATAAAAAGAAATGCGATAAAGAAGTAGAAAAGCTATTGACATAATCATATATATCATTCACTATAGTTATAGTTTAGTTAGAGGGTAACTAAACGAGATGTTATAAAGGTAGATAGTGTTAGATGGTTGGTGATTCTTAGTCCTTGAAAGCCAACATAAAGACTACCAAGATGGCTATGTATGGAGCAAAACTAACACTTATCTACCAGAGAGGATAAAGTAAATGAAAGATAAAAAAATAATGATTAAATGTATTGCTCTATGCAATCTAAGAATAGATTATTGTAGAAATTCAAATGACTTCACGAACAAATTTACAACAGACAAAGCTATACAAGATGAGTATGATTATTGGAATCAAGAAGAACAATATAAAAGTCCACAAGAATTTTTTAGTAAATTAACAAGCCCAAGCCACAGGGAACAAAAATTTTTAGATAAATTGACAAAAAGGGGATAAGTAAATGACTAACGAAGAATTTATAAAAGAAGTTTTTGAAATTGCATTTGGTGATGGTGCTACATGTGTAGAAAATAACGATCATGAAGTAAAAGCTAGAGAGTTTACCAAAGAAGAAGTATTAGAACAGTTAAAGGAATTTAGCGACAATGCTCTGAAATATGAAAATTCAAAAGAGCCAGAAAAACCAAAAAATATACAAGACTACTTTGATAAATGTTTAATACATTGGGGCAGACATGGGTAAAGGTAGCAAACAACGACCAACGAACACTAAAAACTTTAGTGAGGGTTACGATAGAATATTTAACAAGAGAGGTAGTATGAGCAGCAAGAACGACTTTTTAGAGCAGCATGAGGATACAATCAATCAAGAATGGAGCTGCTATTGTAACGAGATCAATTCAATAAGACATAAATATGGCTTAAATTCTAAGGTGTTTACTTCAAACGATAAAGAACGATTCGCCATAAGTTACATAGAAAACCATATAATTTAGTTTCATATAACTTGGACATGGACGTCCACTCAATCCTAGTCGTTCATTCAATCAAGCCAGATATAGCCAAACTTAGCCAAGTATTAGCCAATTCGCCAAAAACTAGCCAAATATTATTCAATCTATCTAGCATAATTCAAGCTAAATATCTTTAGAATTAAATAAATAGTATTAAATTCATGAGATATCAATAAGTTTTGACATGTAAGAATATATATCATATATTTGTTATTAATTAATATATGCGAGGGTTTAGCATGGAATATATAAAAACTTCAATTGGATCGGGTAAAATGTTAGATATAAGATCAATCAATACTAATCCATTGACTAATGATTATTGTAAAAAATGCACTTTTTATAAAACTAAAAAGATTAGAAAAAATGGTGATGAAGCTGTTTTTTGTTATTCAGTAGATATGCTAATGACATCAAGAAAAAACTGTATAAAACCATTTCAATATAATTCAGATGTTTTAAGTAATAGCATTATAGAATGGGACCTCTTACCCAGATATTTTAATCAGAAAGTCATCAGATTTAATTCTCATGGTGAATTGATTAATGAAATTCATTTAGAAAATTTAAATAATATAGTCAAAAAAAATCATGATGTATTCTTTGGTTTATGGACTAAACAATTTAAATTAATAAAAGAATTTTATAGTAAGAATGAAAAACCTAAGAATATGAATATCATTTTTAGTAATTCAAAATTTAATGCACCAATGAAAAAAATACCATTATATTTTGATAAGACTTTCAATGTAATTACAAAAGATAGTGATATTAAACCTAATTGTATGGGTAAATGTAAGGATTGCATGATCTGTTATACAAAAGGCAGTAAAGAAACACAAATTATAGAGGTATTAAAATGAAAAAATTGAATAAAGAGCAAAAAATGATGATTGAAAGTTATTACAAAATCAACCCAAATAACTCAATGATAGACAATTCATCATTAACAATTATTGAAAATATTAAGTGGTATGAAACAGCTCATATAGACATCGCTTGTTATTATGATGATTTGAAAATCAAAGGTTTAAAAGAAAAACAATATAATAGCGATTATGCAAGATTTAAAAGAGGTGAATTATGATTGATTTTATTATATTTGGTTTTATGGATAATTTTATATTGATACTAGGCATGTATTACAGTTTTTTATCTATAGAAAATTACTTAGAAAGTAAATTTAACATAAACTCAAAAAATAATGCTTTAATGGTTGCGTGTATTTGTGCTGGGTTAGGTAATACATTCTCAGATGCAACAGGATTTGCGATAACTTTTAACTTTGAAATGATGATATTTACAGTCATAGGCTGTCTTTTAGGTATGTTAATCATTCCAATTATGGAAAAACTAAGAAAATGACTATATTTGACATAATAAAAGGGTTACTAAGTGCAATTATTGGAACGTGTATATTATATTTTTTAATGATTGCACTTGCACAAATAGATATATTATTAAACTTTTAAAGAGGGAAAAAACAATGATTAAATATATAGCAATAGGTAAAGCACAATATCATGATAGTAAAGATCAAGTAAAACATTTTAAGTCTAAAGATGATTATGAAGCTAGACATCATGTCGTTAATTATTTTGATTCCAGCTTAATCTGGACATTTACCAGAAATAATTCGCAAAAATAACTTAATTAATAAATACATAATACTAAGGCATTATATTGATTTATGATGCCTTTTTTATTGCCCTATAATAACCTTATTTTTTTAGGTGTCTAATTTGTTGTTCAATATATGAACGATTTACACCTGTAAGTTATTGATTTTTCGTAAAGGCGTTTATCTGGTATTGCATTAATTGAACATTCTGATATATTTGATATTAATTAATAAATAAATGAGGTTTACCAATGGACAACACAAAACAAACAAGATCATACGAGTTCTGGGATAAAGAATCTGGATTTTATGGCTATGACAAATATTCCAGAATCGCAAACAAATCCACAAAAAACGTACAAAACCTATTACAAAAACTAATAGATAAAGGATACAAATATTCTATTGAATCATCAGAGGGTTATGGTATTTATCCGATAACAAAAAAAGCCGATAGAATTAAACTAGCTCAAAGTATAGATGATGAAAGTATTATTAATATATATAGAGATAGAGAATACATTGGTTTTATCGCTTTTAATCCC